AGGGCGAAGGACGCTACATGGGAGTACCCAGTGTATTCTTGCGTACCTTTGGTTGCAACTTCAAGTGTGAGGGCTTTGGTATGCCCCGAGGAGAAAAGACTGATGAATATATTAAAATTGTTCCAGAAAACTATACAAGCTATAATGACTTGCCTTTGGTATCTACTGGATGTGATAGTTATGCTAGTTGGGATCCTCGTTTTAAGCATCTTAGCCCTGTGCTCGATGTTGATACGATTGCCAATGCTATTGTGGATACGTTACCTTACAAAGAGTGGAAAGACGAACATCTCGTGATCACTGGCGGCGAACCATTACTGGGTTGGCAACGTAGTTACCGAGACCTATTGAGTCATCCCAAGATGCAGGCTCTCAAAGAGCTCACATTTGAAACAAATGGTACACAAGAGATTGCAGATGATTTTGGTGATTTTATCTATAACGATTGGTACATGGATCCTTACATGCCAGCTGGACGTGAGCTTACCTTTAGTGTAAGTCCCAAATTACCTGCCAGTGGTGAGACATGGGAAGATGCTATTAAACCCGAGATTGTTGCCAGTTATGCAGAGCTGGGATATGTGTATCTCAAGTTTGTAGTGGCCACTGAACAAGATGTAGCTGATGCTGAATGTGCAGTTGGTGCATATCGTAAGGCGGGATTTGATGGCCCAGTATATCTAATGCCAGTGGGCGGTGTCGAAAGCGTGTACAGTTTGAACAATCGTCGTGTGGCCGAGCTGGCCATGAACAAGGGTTGGAGATACAGTGATCGATTGCAGGTTCCGTTATTCAAGAATGAATGGGGTACTTGATTGCCACTAGATATATTAAGTGATCTAGATTACTTTTACTGGAAAGCAACCTGGCAACAAACCTTTGCTTGGTTGCCGCATGTGTGCAAAATATCAAATCAACGCATATGGCTTGAACGTGCCTATCAAGGTACCGCGGTGTATACTGGTCCTGGAGATCCCATATACGAACATCATTGGCACGGTAGCAAGGAGCATCTATTATGGCTACTGACGAAAACCGATTAAATAGTGCCAAAGGTCGTACCAGTTACGATACCACTACCGGCAATGTACTAGTTGCTTTCTTTAATAGAAATGTCAGTACCTATGCTACCGAAGCTGGTGGTCCTAAATTTGATCTGGTTCCAGTTGAACGACAAAAAGACCTCATGATCAATCATGCCAGGATGTATGCCCAGCAAGAATATGATAGAATTATGGAAATGGTTAGTGTATTGCAACGCCAAGCCGATGATCTAAAACGTAGATTGGATATAACTGACCTGGTTTATCAAGCCGAATATCAATTTGCTCCAGTCATGGGAAAATGTTATTGGATAGTGTTCCTAAACGATAAACAAAAAACCATACTGACCATGACCGCACCCGATAGATGGAATAGTGGCAAGCCAATTAATTACGACTATATAGCGCAAGTTAAATACATGGGAGACCATACATGGATGGAAATAAAGGAAAAACATGGCAACTAGAAAACCCAAAACAGATGCAGAAGTGAAATCTGCAGTCAAAAAAGCACCTGCTCGAAAGACCACAAAGAAAATAGATTTCACCGGAATGACCCCACGTCAAATTGCTGATGCCAAAGGCGAGCCCTGGGTCAGCGTCGTTAACGTGGAACTGGATCCTGACAATATCGGCAATGGTGCATTTGAATTGGATTGGAATGAAAAGTTTATTACTAATTTGGTACGTGCCGGATACAAAGGCAAGACTGATGCAGACATGGTGGATCAATGGTTTGGTGATGTGTGTAGGAATGTGATTGCTGAAAACTACGAGCAGTGGGAAGCCAATCAACCCTTAGATCAACGCCCTAGAGTGATTGACAAGCGCGACATTGGTGGTGGGCGTACCGAAGTCAGTTAATGAAATCAGGTACCAGTAACAGTACTGAATCGCAGTTTCCGTACTGGATCCTGCCCGACAAACCCATGGGTAAAATGGTGTCTCATATTGCATTACTTGGCGGATATCAAGAACCCGACTGGGACGCTTGGAAACGGCAAAACGAACAAATACGTGGATATTTGGGCGAAGCAACCAAGGGTCAATGGATGGAAACCAATGGTAGATTCTATTTTGAATTAGAAGAAGATTGGGAAATGTTTAAAACCATGTGTATAATAGGATGGAACTAATGGAAGGTTTAAAACCACCACGCACTCTAAAGTTTTATCAATTGACCAAACTGTCAATCGGTAATGGTCTTTATATCTCTCCGGCTGGCATTGGCACTGGCACTATCGGTAGCGGTATATTTAAAACGCTAGACGAAGCCGAACAAAATCGCACAATGGAAATGCTCAGAGACAAAGAAAATACCGGCACTTACCATGTATTTGAATTGGAATTTCCCAATCCCGCATATCAAGAATGATAGATGTTTACATAAACGGAGTTAGACTGAGTCCCGCAGACTACCGTCTAGTGGGAACCAAGTTGATGTTTCAAACGGCTCCAGACGTTGGAGACTATATTTCGATCCAAGATCATAACGGTGGCTTTACAATTTTATCCGGGAACGGTGTTCAGGTTGTGTTTGACATCACTCATTTATTTGTGCTAGATCCAGTAAAATCTCTACTAGATCGTGTGTATGATCTACGCAACAATCCCACTATAGCTGAATCGCTAGAGCGACTAGAAGTTCTGGTTAACTTGATCGAATAAACGGTTGACACATAAATAGTAATATGCTATTATTACGGTATGAGATACTTAATTATTGATACCGCTAACACATTTTTCCGAGCAAGACATTCAGCGCATCGCCAAGCCGATACTTGGGATAAACTGGGATTTGCTATTCACGTAACCCTTGGTAGTGTCAGTAAATGCTGGCGCGATCAAAAAGCTGACCATGTGGTGTTCTGCTTGGAAGGACGCAGTTGGCGCAAGGATTTTTATGAGCCGTACAAAAAGAATCGCGCAGTCGCAAGAGCCGCTCTCACAGAAAGCGAAGCCGAAGAAGACAAACTATTCTGGGAAACTTTTGACGCTCTCAAAACCTTTCTTAGCGAAAAGACAAATTGTACTGTTCTCCGGCACGAGCACTTGGAAGCAGATGACTTGGTGGCAGGATGGATCCAAAGTCACCCTGATGATCACCACACCATTGTGAGTTCAGATACCGACTTCCATCAGTTGTTGGCCGAGAATGTGAATCAATACAACGGAATAGCAGATGAGCTCCACACTATCAAAGGTATTTTCGACAAAAAAGGTAAAGCAGTCATCGATAAAAAAACTAAGGAAGCAAAAACGATTCCGGACCCTAAGTGGATTTTATTCGAGAAGTGTATGCGCGGAGATGCCAGTGACAATGTTTTTTCGGCGTACCCGGGTGTCAGGACCAATGGCACTAAAAATAAAGTTGGACTCAAAGAAGCCTTTGCAGACAAAGATTCTAAAGGATTTGCTTGGAACAATCTCATGTTACAACGTTGGGTTGACCATAACGGCCAAGAACACAAGGTACTAGACGATTACTATCGTAATGTTACTTTAGTTGATTTGACTGCACAACCCGATGCGGTCAAGGTAAAAATTGCAGAAACAATTGCCAATGGCAGTACATCACTAAGTCGTCCCATGATAGGTGCACACTTCTTGAAGTTTTGTGGCAAATATGATTTGGTTAAAATGAGTGAACAAGCAGAAAGTTATGTACGCTTCTTGGAAGCGCCATATCCAATAAAGGACTAATATGAATGAACTGATTGCTAAACCAGTAGTTAAAAACAAGATATGGATCGTGGAAAGCGATCCCGGAAACAAAGTAGGCAACATCATGACGGTGGACGAAGGCGGAGTTGTTTATATACACGACGACCAACGTGAGATGTTTCCCAGTATCAAGATCTTGAGCCAAAAGTACAATATTACCTTTGCGGCTCCGGACAAGAAAAAAGCCACCGCAGTTGCACACGATGTGTATGGATTTCCCACAGTGGGTCGACCACACAATCAAGTGCTGGATGTACAACGCTATTTGCCCATATACACCAAGACTGCCAAGAGCAAGAGTTTTTTCTGTGCCGGCTATTACATAGTCAAGTACACTCATACCTGGGTCAAAGAGTACTGCCCCAAACTGATAACCTTGAATCGTTATGAATATCAAGGACCATTCAAGACACAGGAACGTGCACTAGATGCCATGAATGAAGCCAATGAGTGATACTTTACCATTTCATTTACGCCTGTTCAATGATCGTGTACGTGCCATGAATCAAGGTGGATTGCGTGTACTAACACTAACTGCCGACGAAGCACGTAATTTACACACCGAAATCTACAATTTGTTGGCGCTAACTGCTGAATTGGCCAAGCCAGATGAGCCTGTGTCCGCAGTCAGGATGGATGGTGGGGGCTTTAAATAACTACGTAGTTTATTGATAAATAAACTGTAGTTCAAGGAAAACTGAAATGTCGAGACCCAAGCCGCAAGTACTGTTAGATTACGTAAACAAAACCACCTACAAAAGTGATCAAGTGTTGGCCAGCGAAGGTATTTGGGCAGTGTTCTATGACAATCAACCCATTAATCTCAAGACATTTAACACCCTTGTGCACTATCCTGGCCCCAAGTACCGCAAGGTATCATTTTCCAACAGCGGGCATGCCATCAATCTTTGCAAGAAATTGAACACACTATTTAAAACCGACAAGTTTTCAGTGGTGTTATTAAAACAAGGTGACACAGTCTACAAAGTTTAATCAAGAGCAATGGCACAACAAAATCTGTGAGGCCAGCGGTATGACTGTGCCTTATGGTAATGTAAGTCGTTGGTGGTTCAATCCCATCAACCATAACAGTTTACGAATGACCATGGACGGGTACACCTTTGTAAGCAAATATACACCCCAGTTAAAATGGCACTATGTGGAACTCAAAGACCGAATAATGCCCAAACAACTATTGCAAATGGAAAGATTAGTCGACTCTCCTTATGTGATTCGGCGACTTGCCAATATATATGTTCTTGACGAAACCACTGCCATCATGTTACAATTACATGCAGGTGACTTGAACACCTACCTACAAAATTTAGAGGATCATCAATGAAACAGTTTTTATATAGAGTCAAAGATAGAATAGAAGAATGGTGGAGATATCCGCAACCCACCAGACAACAAAAACAATTGCTGGGTCTATATACTGATGTTATTGATACTGAGTTCACTGCCATTAGATTGGCCAGTGAAGAGTCAGCACGTTATATACAAGAAAACATGCGTACAGTTGCCAACTATGCAAACGATTATGACTTTCACGAAGCAGTGGGCACATGGTTACATGGTGAACTAAAATACAACGGCCTGTACATGGAGTTTGGTGTTGCTACTGGGCGTACACTAAATCACTGGGCACGAATGTTTCCGACTGCAACCATACACGGCTTTGACAGTTTTCTTGGCTTGCCTGAAAACTGGACCAGTCGAATGCCCAAGGGATTTTTCAGCAGACACAGTTTGCCGCGTGTGAGAAAGAATTGTGAATTGCATGTGGGTTGGTTTGAGGCCACTGTGCCCAAGTTCTTGCAAGAACATCCACTTACACAAATTGCATTGTTACACGTTGATAGCGACCTGTATTCTAGTGCCAAATATATTTTAGAAACTTGCCGAGACCGAATTAGACCGGGTACTGTGATTGTGTTTGACGAGTACATGAACTATCCCGGTTGGCAACAAGATGAATTCCGTGCCTGGCAGGAATTTGTCGCCAAGTACAATGTAAAATATGAATACTTGGGTTATGTGAGTAGACACCAAAAAGTAGCAGTGAGAATTCGGTAATACTATAGTATTACAAATTTTTGGTAAAATAACGGTTGACATTAAATGATATTTTCTATACAATAGATACTGTTGGTTAAAACTCTAATCAACAAAAAGCAAACTCAAAAACAGATTAATTGACATGGGGTCAATTAGCTGTAGTAGTTTCTTATAGGGAGAACACCATGGCTACTGCCGTTCAATCATCGATACCGTCTTATGCGACAACTTTTAATGCTCGCTATCATTTAAACTCTTCTAACTTTGTATTCCTAGCCAATCGCATTAACAATGCAGTTTCGGCACTGAACCCACAGTCGCAAATAAATTGGAATAACAATTTGGCCGCGGCCATTAAGACGTTTAAAAAGAACCATCCTAATCTCGTGACCTTTGCTAATCGAAAAATATTTCGGTTGTGCACTGCCACTGACATTTCACTTAGTGACATTGTCATTGATACCACTATGCAACGAGAACCAGATTTAAACTGGATCTTAAAGATCATTGCCAACTTCCGTGCATACCAGGCAATGCCTATTCAAGTATTTAAAACCAAAGATGGCACGTGGGCGGCCTGGGATAGTCAACATACGGCTATTGCCGAATACTTGATTTGCGTTTATGCATTAGGAGTAGATCCTTCAACAGAGAAGGTTCCTGCTAACATCTACGACATTACTAATCGAGGTGAGATACGTGGGGTGTTTATTAGTAATAATACTTCCACAGGTAAGAATGCCGGTAAGAAGCCACTGGATTTAATTGACATCATGATGCAAATGATTTATGGTGTATTTGTAGACGGTGTTACAGATCCTGAGTGGGTCGATATTGCAGAAAAGCAAAAACTAATAGAAGCCGCTGGATTGTTTTTGACCAGTGAAAAACTAGGAAACGCACATCTGCCAGGGGCTATTACACGTATGGAGGAAATACGTGATGCTAGCATAGAGGTAGTTAGACAATTTTGTGTGTATGCACAATTTATCACTGCTAGTTTACAACGCCCAATTGACACCAAAGAACTTCCGTTAATTATAGAGTTCTTAAACATGTGTGAACGAGATCAAATTGTTTACAGCGATGCAGAGATAGAGGATCTTGCACTACACCTTATTACTTTATTTGGTGCCAATTTTGATGCCGCAGGTCCTTATTGGGCTCAAGTGTACCAAGCAAGATTAAATGCATACAATGCCGCACACAAAGGTTTGCCCAAGCACTTGTGGCCCGACGCCCCAAGCAACACAAAGAATGTGCCAATTGGAACTACATTCTTGTGGCATCAATTGCGTCAGACTTGGGCGGCTCAAAAAGGAGCAGGCTTTAAGTTTCCTAAAAATAGTTACAATAATTATGTTCCTGCCAATGGAGATTTATTCTAATGAATGTAAATGAAACCACCAAAGGGTTTGTACAAACAAACCAAAAAAATGTAATACGTAATGGCGAGAGTTACGAGCAGACACGAATTTTTACAATTCGTGTGATAAAAATTGCGTTGTTTACGTACAGACGATTAGACAAAGCCAACATGACTGCTAGACTATTGCGTGATCTAATAGATTGGATGTTGCGTAGGTATCACGGTTACTGTATCAAAGAGAATATTGGAGCACACTATCGAGAAGTGGGTGCTACCAAAAAACAATGCGATTTTGAACATGTTGTGCCTGCATCACTTGCTAGAGATTTGTTGATACATGGTCGTATTACTATCGAACAGGCAATGAATATCCCAACTTGTTTATTGCGTAAAACCAAACACAAGAAACTTAATTCAACCAAATTGAGCAAAACTACTCCAGATATTGCCTATTTTTGGTTGCGTTATAAAGATCTTAAAGTTAAAATAGAGACACATAAAGGCGATCCAGTAAACTTAGATACCTGGACTTTGGCAGATCATTACAACTATTTTGGAATTAAATGATGGATATAAGACAAGTATTACTACAACTCCCTCAATATATTTTTTATCTTAAAAATTATAATGCTCCAATTGAGCTGAGTCACGAAATCAAAAAACTGAAAATGACTCGTATGATATACGAAGTGCAACATTTGTACTACGGTACCAATAATCCAATCACTGATATTATAAAATACGGGCAAGGTGCAGATAATGAATGGGAACGAAATAACACATGGGGATCTAGAATATACAGACAAGCTGGCAATATTCCGGGGTGGGGTAAAAATATGTTGACTGGTCCCAATGGCGAAGACATGAAATTTATTATAAAAGATTACACCAATGCCACGAAACGTATAGTACACAAAGATGATATTGCTTTTAAGGTTTGGGACTTTACTAATTTTAAATTTCCTTCAAAATCTAGATTTAAAAGATATCTTGAAAAGGTAGAAAATCATTTAATCGAAGAGTATATATGTCAGAACTCAGGCAATATGCCAATTGGCAATATCAAAACTGAATCACATGCTAAGGAATTTAGTTTTGTTGATGACTCTCATTTCGATAGTCTATTTGAACTAGAAGTGTAAAATGGCAGACTATTTAGAAACAATTCGTACCAAGTACGACATCAAAGACTATCGGGAGGCTCAGGTAGAAATACCTGAACTTCCTACAGATGGCATTGTGTTGATTGTGGGCACTAGTGGCAGTGGCAAGAGCACAATCCTACGTAGTCTTGGACAGGTTAAACAACCCTTGTTGTCTATCAACACCACAGTGATAGAAAACTTTACTACTCCGGAAAAAGGAGAAGAATTGCTGTTGGCTTGTGGACTTAGAAGCATACCCACTTGGTTCAGAAGTCCAGCTACACTCAGCAATGGCGAGTATCATAGATTTGAAATGGCACTAAGTCTAGATCAAGGAATCTCGGTTGTAGATGAGTTTACCAGTGTAGTTGATAGAGATACTGCCAAGAGTCTGGCTTATAGTATTCGCAAATACTACGACAGTCAAACAGGGGAACGATCTCCTCTTTACATTGCCAGTTGCCACAGAGACATAGTAGAATGGTTAGATCCCGACTACGTATATGACACGGATCTACGTGTCTTAGAAAACCGGAGGTCACTTCATCGACTGGGGCGACGACCACCAATTGCTCTCACCATCCGCAGCGCAAGTAGCACGTATTGGCGACTGTTTGGTAAGTATCACTATCTAGACACTGCACTAGCCAAAGGTGCACATTGTTATGTGGGTCTAATAGACAACAAGCCGGTGGTGTTTGGTGCAGTGATACATAGTACCAGCGGTACCTTGCACAGTTACTGGCGTGGTCATAGAACTGTGGTGTTGCCTGAGTTTCAAGGCCTAGGTATTGGATCAGCGTTCTCGGATGCAGTGGCCGAAATATATCACAGTCGCGGATTGTTGTATTACAGCAAGACTGCTCATCCGGCATTTGGTGAGCATAGAAATCGTAGTCCGTTATGGCAAGCCACCAGCACCAACGGTAAGAGTCGTGCTGGCAGTTATTTAAACAAAGATGGATCTAAACGTGCCATGCCTGGCTATGGTGGAACTACTGTAGAGCGCGATGCAGCTCGTGTGTGCTATTCACACCGATACATTGGAAAAAGTTAGGCTCCGGCAAGTTCTTGTTCACCTTGCGGGGTCAAGAACCAAAATCCATCGCCAGGAGTTATAATCAATCCCGCACTTTCCAAACTGTCATAAACACGTTGTTGACTATCTGTAACGCCACGTATGTCTTGTTGAAAGTCTAATTTATGGTTATTGGCAACGTCAATTGCCTTCAACAACAATAGTTTGCCGTATCCTTGCCCTAGAAAACGGCCGTCAACTTCCACTTCATTATTGACATCATCAGTGTCAGGATCTCGAACAAAATTAAAATGACCTATGCGTTTGCCCTGAACCGATAAGGTGATTCGAAAACTACTTGCAAAATTGTCAGGCGTATGTACTGAGAATTGTAAGCCTGATGATTCTGTAAGGATTTCTGTTATTCGCATTATATTGGGTTATTTCATATCTGCAAGTGGGTCAAACAACACCACGTGACCATCACTGCCCATGGCGTAGTTGTTTATGTTGTCAAAATCAAC